TTCATCTCCATCCTGGGGAAAGAGCACATCACCAGGAAGCGGTCTGCCATAGTCCTCATTCCTGACTATCTCCCAAAGCTGTGCCTCAGGGTTCCATCCGCCATCCTCCAATATCTCCGGCTTTCCCTCAGGATTGAACTTCACGGCAAACTCCAAACCGTTGAGAAGTCCGGACGCGAAACGTATCCTCAGCTCCTGACCGGGGAGGATATATTTCTCGGAAAAGTTAACACCCGTGTCCTTGAAGCGGTAGGCATTCCATTTTTCCTCGGTGGTTGTGCCGTCCTCATTCTCCACCTTGTCCGGCACTTCGATAGTGGTGACATCCGACATGATGCCGACCCTTCGGGGATAGACTTCATCGAAGATAACCACTTGTTCAATGGCTTCCTCGGTGGTCATATCAGGATAAGCGTCTATGTACGGAGTGCCTACGGGTAACATCAGCCTGCGCTGCACCACACCGTTCACAACCACGGTCTCGTCAATGGGGCGGTAGTCTGCCGGTATGTTACGGGTGGAACCAAAAGCGTAGATACGGGTAGCATAAGTGGACCGGGATTCTGACTGTGACATTTCCTGCACGTTTTTCCCGATCTCGAAATCCACCGCATCGCCGGACTCACAACGCCCGAAATGGATGATGTTTTCAGTCACCCAACATTCGCAATCCCATTTCTTCGCCATCTCAAA